CTCATACTTACAAGGTCGTACTACAGACTTCAATCAGTTTGGGGCAGTAATCTATTTGAATACTCCAGAAGAATGTGCTGGAGGTACGAGTCTTTGGAGTTTGAATGGGGAAATGACCGTGCCTAGATTAGACAATCCTTATATTCCTGCTCATCCTGATGGACTTACCACTGAGGATATGACAGAAGAAGAGGTATTCAAATATATCAGAAATTCACTTGACAATAGTGAGCACTGGAAAGTTGAACATACCTTCGAGATGGTGTATAATAGATTTGTTCTTTATGAAGCAAAAAATCTTCATAGTCAATGTGTAGATCTTGGAATGTTCACTAACTATAGTCGTATCAATCAGGTCTTTTTTCTGTAAATAAATAACTCACTGAACAAATTTTTATGAGATCCAAAGCATTCTTTATTAATGGTGGAGCTGGCAGAGTAATTTGTTCCATCCCTGCACTTGAAAAATATGCCGAAACTCATGATGATTTTATCATCGTGTGTGAAGGTGGTATGAATTTTTTCAAGGGACATCCTGTTCTTCACAAACATGCTTACGATGTTTGGCATAAAGGTTTGTTTGAAGACCAGTTGAAGCATAGAGATATGGTTACTCCCGAACCATATCGAAACTGGTATTATTATAATCAAAAGTGTAGTCTTTCTCAAGCATTTGATATTATCATCAATGAACTCGATGAACCTAGAGAAGTTTCAAAACCAAACATCAAAGTTTTAGTTCCAGAAGGAATCAATGCTTTGAATACTCTTGAAAACATCAAGGCAGAAACGGGCAAAGACAAAGTAGTTATTGTTCAACCCTTTGGCAGAGGGGTTCAAAATACAAACGGATATATTGTTGACCCAGGATCTAGAAGTTTTAGACTTGGAGATATCTCAAAAATTATTACTGATCTTAAGAAAGATTATACTGTTATCATCATGAGTGAGTTCAATTTTGAACTTACCATTGACTCTGGCGATGTTCATGCTGTTCCATCAGTTCCTGATGTTAGACTGTGGGCAGCATTTATTGAGCAAGCAGATCATTTCTTAGGATGTGATAGTGTTGGACAACATATTGCAAAAGCAGTTGGTACTAAATCAACTGTCGTAGTTGGTTCTACCTTTCCTGTTAATATTTCATATCCAAATGATCCAAACTTTGATATCATTGATGTTGGAGAAGGAAAGAGACAGTATGAACCCATCAGAATGACTGATGAAGATTACTACAACATGATGAATGATGGTTGCATGGACATGTCTGATGCACAAATCAAGCAGACCATTGAATCTTGCAGGAAATCTTTAGGCAAACCTGTAAAATCTACAGTAAAGAAAAAGAAGCAAGAAGAACAAGCAAGTTCTTGCTGCGATAAACCCATTAATAAAGGATTTGGAAAATGACACAGTGGATTGCTGGTATTACTCGCGGACATAATGCTGGAGTATGTCTGTTAAAAGATGGTGAGATTGTATTTGCTGTTGAAGAAGAAAGACTAACTAGACGCAAGTATGATGGTGCTCCTCTTGCTTCTATCATAAAAATTTTAGAGTATACTGATAGACTTGACTATCTTGTGGTTGCACATACTCAACCCATGTCAGATAGTACATTCAAACTTGACTACTGCGCGGAGGATCCTTATACAGCTCTTGCGAGAAAACTTGGTTTGATTGACCGTAGTTATCATTACGATCTCATGAATGAGATGCATTCCCAGATTGTAGACTATGGTGATATTCATCACAAGTTACATGCTGCTTGTGCTTTTTATAGATCTGGTTTTTCTCAAGCAGTATCTGTGGTTGTAGATGGTGCTGGAACATTTTATGTTCATTCCCAAGACAATCAAGAACTAACCATGTGGGAGACTGAGACAGTTTTTGATTGCGAATATCCTGCTAAGTTTGAGGCAACATATCGACATCTTGGTACAAATGGAACTAAACCTACTTTAATTGAACCTAGATTTAAAAATTCTAATTTAGATTCTGAAGATGATGGCGAATGTATTTTGATTGCAGATTCCTCTGCAGGAATTGTAAAGGTATATGAGGCAGTCACAAGGTACAATGGATTTGATTCTATTGAAGCGGGTAAAACTATGGGGCTTTCTCCTTATGGAGAACCAAATAAAAACATACCTAATCTTTTTGAGGAAGAGAATGGTTTTATTGATCATTATGTTCCAGCAAATAATAACTTTGTGACCCCAACCTACCCTAATGGGGCTATCATTAATGGACAACTTAGTCCCGAAGTTGCAACTCCTCATAATCTTTCTCGAAAAGATTTGCCAAGTCAAAAAAATAGGAAAGACATGTCCTATAAAGTTCAACAAGAATCGCAAGAACTAGTTCTTAAAATTATTAGATTTGCTGTTGAGCGTAGTGGTAAAAAGAATGTAGTTATCTCTGGTGGATATGGTTTGAACTGCATGGCAAATTACTACTATCTTGATCAATTAAAAGATGAAGGTATCAACATTTATGTTGAACCTGTCAGTAATGATGCTGGTACTGCTATCGGAGCTGCTCTTCTTCATTATCATCGTGTAAGCGGTGATAAAAAGGTCAGAGAATTTGGGGAAAGTCTTTATCTAGGACCACACCATCATTATTCTACGGAACAAATCATTGATACCGCTGACAAATACGGTGGTGAGGTTGTTGAAGCAACCGATGATTGCGTTATTAATTTGATCACTGAAAAGAATATCGTTGCGATGTTCCAAGGTAGATCTGAGTCTGGTCCTCGTGCTCTCGGAAACCGTTCTATTTTGTATGATCCCCGTGATCCTGATGGAAAGGATCATGTGAACACTGTAAAGCGTCGTGAGTTTTTCCGTCCCTTCGCAGGATCAATCCTCAAAGAGGATGTGCATGAATGGTTTGACCTTCGCGGTATGGAGGAGACTCCTCACATGATGTATGCAGTAAATTGCCAACCAGGAATCAAAGAAAAAATTCCTGCCATCATTCATGTTGATGATACTTGTCGTATTCAAACTGTAACTGAAAACCAGAATCCAAACTATTATAGATTGATTAGTAAATTCAAGGAGAGAACTGGTTGTCCCATTATCTTCAATACTTCCTTTAATCTTGGAGGAGAACCTCTTGTTGAAACTTTAGATGATGCAGTTCGTACCCTTGCCAATTCTGATATTGAGTATCTGTATCTCCCCGAATATGGTAAGATGGTAAAGGTTTCTAATGACTAAAGTATTTGTCAATGGGACTTTTGATGTCCTTCATCGTGGGCACCTTGCACTTCTAAATTATGCAAGGTCCCAAGGTGATGAGGTAGCAGTTGCTGTAGACACTGATGCCAGAGTAAAGGAGATGAAGGGAGAATCTAGACCAGTTAATTGCTGCCTAGATAGAATGGAAATGCTACGGGCACTCAAGTTCGTAGACAAAGTTTTTTCTTTCTCCAGTGATGAAGAGCTAGAGAATTTGATAAAAACATATCAACCTGATATAATGATAGTCGGATCGGACTGGAAAGATAAAAGTGTTATCGGTTCCATGTATGCCGCTGAGTTGAGATTCTTTGACCGCTTAGAAAATTATGCAACTAGCAAGACAATACAAAGTATTATTGATCGGGGATAGTTGTACCGATGAATGGGTCTATGGAAACTGTGACCGCCTGAGTCCAGAGGCACCTGTTGCTGTCCTTGTACAGAATGGTATTGATACTGCACCTGGAATGGCAGGAAATGTCAAGCAGAACTTAGAGTCTCTTGGCATCACTGTTAATTTTGTTACGAATACTGAAGCACTGAAAAAGACACGATATATTGATAGCAAAAGCAATCAACAGATCGTTCGTGTCGATACTGAACCTGATGTAAAACCCTTGCATCCATCTCAGTTGCAGATGGCACTACTTCATGACACCTATGATGCTATCATCATCTCAGACTACAACAAAGGGTTCCTCTCTGACACTGAGACAATCAAGTATATTGCTGGCAGGTATCCTAATACTAAAGTATTTGTGGATACGAAGAAGACTAAACTCCCTGTGGAGTTCAGCAATGTCATCTATAAGATCAATCAGAGAGAGTTTGAGGCACTAGATCCTGACTCTATCCCCAACAGAGAGAACATGATCGTCACCATGGGTGGTGATGGAGCAGTGTGGAATAAGAAAAAGTTTCCCTGCAATGATCTCGTCAGGACATTTGATGTTACTGGAGCAGGAGATACTTTCCTTGCTGCTCTGGTATTTTATTATATTCAACTTCCATACATGGAAGAATCTATTGCTTTTGCAAACAAGGCAGCAGCAGTAGCAGTACAAAACCCTGGGACTTATACTCTCAGGATGGATGATGTTGATAGGATTTTAGGCATATGAGATACAATGTAGACATCGACGGTACAATCTGCTATCCTGGTAAGGGAGATGGTAGATACACGCTTGCTGTCCCGCGCTGGGACAGGATCTCAAAAATCAACGACCTATATATTAAAGGGCATGAAATCATTTACCATACCGCGAGAGGTATGGGCACCTTTGATAATGATCGTGGAAAAGCGTATGAAGAATACTATGACTTCACCTTAAAACAGCTCAGGGAATGGGGTTGTATGTTCAACGATCTTTATCTTGGTAAACCCGCTGCAGATTACTACATCGATGACAAAGGAATCAACTCCGAAGACTTCTTCAATAAAGATCGTACCGAAGGGGTGGGGTCACGAGAAGTGGATAGTCAATAACGAAATGTATTGTGGCAAGATCTTGTTCATGGAGAAGAACAAGAGATGCTCCTGGCATTATCACAAACTAAAAGATGAGACCTTCTATTTACAGAGCGGTCTCATCTCATTGTACTATGGATATGATGAGGACATTGGTAATGCAAGATTCCTGGTATTAGAACCAGGAGATAAGTTCCATGTCCCTGTAGGTCTTAAGCATCAGATGGTTGCGTTGCAAGACTCTGAATTGTTTGAGTTCTCAACGCAACACTTTGACTCTGACTCAATTAGAATTCATCGTGGTGATTGATATAATCAAACACTGTCTTGAATTTGTATGAGTCAGACAACCAGCTCATATTTGCTTGAGTATTAAACTGATACTTACCAACGAGGTTTGGTGGGAAAGGAACTTCCTCTACCATCGCCTCGGTTTTTTGTGCAATGCAATCTGCAACCTGCTGAATAGTTACTGCTTGCCCTGAACCAAGATCGTAGATACCACTACCTGCACTGTTGGACAGCACAACATTTACAATGTCACCCACCCACACATAATCTCTCAGCACTTTATCGGATCCTTGGAAGGGATGAATTGCACCAGTGGCAGATTGCCACTTGAACTTACTCACAAGACTTGCTTGCTCTCCTTTGTGAACTTCTCCGCTACCAAAGACATTGAAGAACTTGAACCCTTGAATGTGAGAGAAGCGATGCATATTATCCTGCACCCAGTAATCTACTGTTGCTTTTGACAAAGCATAATAGTTTAGTGGGTTGATAATGCCATCCGTAGACATACACTTTCCATAAGTGGATGCTGAAGAAGCATACTTGACTGGGATGCCATACTCAATTGCTTTCTCAAATAGCTTGATGCTATAATCAATATTATATCTGTAGATTGCATCAACATCTTTGTCTGTGGTCCATGATCTAGCACCCATATGGATGATCATGTCCACTTCTTCCCATCGATTGAATTTATTCAGGAGTTCAAAACAATTATCGATGTCAATCTCAAGCACATTGTCCATGCTTTTGACAAAGTGCCCTCCGATAAATCCCTTGGCACCAGTAACAATATTCATAGCAAGATTCTTTCTAATATATATTCTACCATACCTAAATATAAAAAAGGTGCCCTTATAGTGTCGCAGACATGACTCTCAAGAGATATACCATTGGTGCAACCAGTGCAGAAGCCTGGCATAGAATTCATAACCTACTCACTTTCGCATCTAGCGAAGAGTATGTTCCTGATAGAAGTGTCACTTGCACAAACTCTAAGTCTCAGAGTGCTACTCGCTCTACTTATGAGTTGACTGAGGAAGAGGCACAGGCACTCGCACAACATGATGATGTGGCATGGGTGGAGTTATCGCATAAAGATAACTCGGCATCGTTCCCTGTTCCACAACACGCGACGATTCAAGATAGGTTTGGTGGAAATAAGGTAAAAACATATAGAAGAATTACTGGTATTGCTAACACTGCTGGTGAAGAGAATAGAACTAACTGGGGTGTAGCAAGAGTAGGTTTTGACTCTTACTTTGCTGCTCATGGAACTGAAACGGGAACTATTTTCCCTTACGAGTGGACACCCTCTGGTAGTCCAGATGGTGTAGCATTTCAGTTTAGATATGACGGTAGCAATGTTGATGTTGCCGTCATGGACTCTGGTGTCTATGCGGCACACCCTGAGTTCTTGAATGACGATGGTACTACTAGAGTAAAAGATATCGTACTTGATGCTCCTTATGTCATCGACCCGACTTGGTTTGAAGTAACTAATAACTATACCTATACTAAGTGGGACGGATCTACTGGTATTGCAACTGATAAAGCAATTGAGTGGTGGGAATTTGGTAATCAGAGATCTCAGATCTTTGCTAATGCTGGTACAGTTCAAATCGATAACAGCTTATATACCGCTGCTAGAGCAGGTGTTGCTGGCACATCAGTCAGTCTGACTAGCGGTCATGGTACTTCTGCTGCATCTGTTGCTGCTGGTAAGAACTTTGGTCATGCTCCTAAAGCAACAATTTGGAATGTTCCTTGTGTTGCTGACAATGTTGGTCTTGGTATTGAAGAAGCATATGATCTTATCAAGATCTTTCATACTAACAAACCTACAGATGGCACTCTTGGCGTAAAGAAACCCACCGTTGTTAATAGTAGCTGGGGTTATCAAGCTGCTGTTCGGGCCAATAGAAACCATTATGTAAGATTTGAGGGAACTCAATCATTCAGTTACTTCTACAGTAGTCTTAACACTGGTTCCCAAGACTATCGTTGGTTGTATTATTATCTCTACAACCAAGTTTCTGGTGCATATAGATCCTGGACAACTTCATCTAGAAGTAATGCTGTTGATGCAGCAGGTAATGAGATGATGGATGCTGGGGTCATCCATATTGCAGCTGCTGGTAACAACAACCAGAGACTTAACAATGGTCCTGGTGACAATCATAGACTAGATGCTATTGAGGATGATTGGTTTGCATCTGGTGACCCTCGTCCAGAGTTCACTAACTACGGTGATAATCTTGTACCCGCAGGTAGTAAAGAGTTCATGAACCCAATGGGTGTTGGTTATACTAGTACCAATCCAGCAGGGCATGAATATCCCGTTATTACAGTTGGTGCCATTGATGATTTTGTTCAAAATTCTGGCGGTGCTAGAGAAAGAAAGGCAAATTATTCTAACAATGGTCCTGGTATTGATATTTGGGCACCTGCTGACGACATGCTTTCTGCAGGTTCACCGACCACAGGTAATGAAGACTATGTAAGGCAAGATGATTCTAATTTCTATGATGCATATTTCAATGGCACATCTGCAGCATCTCCTGTAGTTGCTGGTGTCGTTGCCTGTTTCCTCCAGAGATTCCCTAGTGCTACCTCTATTGATGTTAGAAACTGGTTGACAACCGAAACAGGTGATAGTGGTGCTAGATCTAATAGCACTTTCATATACGATCAATATGGAACATATGATGAGAACAACTGGCGTTATTGGTCGTCTTACTATAACCTGAGGAACTCTCCTCAGAAGATGCTCTATCTCAATCCTACTGCTGCTATTGGAACTACTGCTGGTGGTCTTTCAACACCAACTATTACTGTTCCTGAAGACGGTGTATTCAGAGCAGGTATTGCGCTGACATCTAGTTCTTTCGGTCCTACTGGTGGTAGTTACGAATCTGGTACTCTGAAGAGAGTTCAATTCCAAGTCGCTACTGACGAATCTTTCAACGATATTGTTTATGAATCCTCTGCTTCCGACACGAGTTTGGAGCAGAGTTTCAATGGTGTTGGTGCTCAGACTTACTATGCAAGAGTAAAACATTTCTCTAATAATGATGGTGCTTCCTTTACAGAATATGAGTCTGGTTTCTCTGGAATCTCCTCCTTCAGAACTAATGTTCCCTCATTTGGTATTGCTCAACCTTCTATTCTTGAACCTTTCCAAAATGATGTTCTTGATAATGTAACTGGTGTTAAGTTAAGATCCAGTACATATTCTCCTGTCAATGGTGTTGCTGCTTCTGGTACACTGAAGGCGATTGAATTCCAAATTTCCAGTGATGCTACATTCTCCACATCCGAGTGGTCATCTGTTGGAGATAACAATACTGCAGAAATTCAAACTGTTGAAGCAACTTTGCAGTATGGAGTAACTTATTACATCAGGGTAAGACATCAATCCAATGCCGATGGAAGCTCTCTGGTAGAGAGCACCTCTCCATGGTCTCCTACCCGCACAGTTTCTACTCTTAGTTTCGATAACAATACTTTTGGTAGAACCAGAAACCTTGTTACCAGTCTCACTGGAGGTGTTGTAACTCCTGTTCTTCTGTATGAAGCACCTGAACTGGTAGAAGTTACTGTTACTGTCTCTAATAAGACTAACTTAAAGTCTAACTACTCTGTTGGTCTATCTAGTTCCTTCGGATTCAAGGACAGTGATTATATTTCTTATGGTATTCCAATCGCTGTAGGTGAGGCGAAGCACCTTGAGAATATTCATATGAAACCTGGCGATAAGATTTTCGTCAACTCTTTTGATCCTGGTATTAACTTCTCCGCATATACTACTAAGTTCTTCAGAAATATTTCTGGTGATTCTGCTCTGGTTCATGGTCGTAGCAAGTCTCTGACTTCCAGTCTGAATCCTCCCAATACAATTAATGATGAACTTTCTATTCTAGATGCCACCGAAAACAGTCTTGCTACTGTTCATGCCACTAACAAGAACACTGATGTTCCTGTTGCCATCTCTGTTGGTATTTCTTCTGGTGGCATTGGTGAGGCAAAACAATCTGACTTTATTGTATTCGGTCTCCGCTTACAACCGCTTCAAGACTTCACTGTCAATCAAGTTGGTTTATCTACAGGTCAAACTTTATTCGTCAGAGCATCTAGACCCAATGTATCGTTCGTAGGATACTCCAGACCTGCTGAGGATGGTCCTAGTGGAGTTGGCACCGTCGCTAGCGTCAATACAACAGGTGTTATCACTGCTGCTCAATTTGTAGGTGATGGTTCTGGTCTGACTGGTGTCACTGCTATTGGTGCTGGTGTTGAAGTTCAGGATAGTGGATCTGTTATCGGTGCTGCTTCCACCATCAACTTTGGTGACAAACTCACAGTCTCTCCGATCTCTGCTGGTATTGTTACCATCACTGGTCCAGATTCCGTAAGTCTTGCCACCACGGCAACTAATCTCGACCCAGCATTCATTCCAGCAAAAGCATCTCAGTCTGATTTTGCTACCGTTGCTGGTCTTGCCACTAATGCTACCAATGCCACTAACGCATTGTCTGCCACCCGTGCAGACTCTGCCGATATAGCAGTTGCTATCTCTACTAACGCAACTATCACGGTTTTCAATGATCTAACTGCATCTAGATTTATTGGTGACGGATCTCAACTGACTAATGTTGTTGCTTCTGGTTCTGGCGTTGTTGTCAGAGATGATGGCACTCTAGTTGGTACTGCTGGTAGTCTGAACTTCGTATCTCCTCTCACAACCTCACCAGTTTCTGCTGGTATTGTTACGATTGGTGTTGATGAAGTTCCTCGCGCCACCCTGGCAGGTATCGCATCTGAAGCAATTGTTTGTGGTCTTGCAACCTTCGCTACGACCGCTGGTGTAGCAACTCAGGCACTCAATGCTAACTTTGCCTCTGCTGCTAGTTTCTCGACCCTCACGGGTGCTGCAGACACTGCTAAGAACCTTTATACTGAGTCTAGAAACCCCAGATTCCCTCTGCCTGTCACATTTGGTAGTAAGTCTTCTGCCCATCGTTATACTGGTATTGGATCTGACAGAACTATTAATGTTCAGGGTTATGAAGCACCTTATCTGAGATTTGAAGTCGGACAGACTTACAGATTTGAGAACCCATCTCAAGGTGTGGACTTCCCGATTAGATTCTATTATGCACCTGATGGTTCTGCAGTCGGATATGGAACTACATCTGTAGTTACTTTTGAAGATAATGTAACAGAGACTGCCACATATACTGAAATTCTTGTTACAGAAAAGACTCCTCAGTTACTGTACTATGGTGCTGGTATCGGGACAACCATGGGTAACATGGGTAACTCGATTCAGGTATTCAATCACGATTTCCACAAGGTCAATAGAGTTGGTGAGTTTAAGAACCTGTCTGGTCTTCAGACTGCTACTTACACTCAGTTCTATGAAGGTCGTGCTACCTCCTGGTACATGAACAGCAACCTTGGTGTTGGTAACAGTGACTATACTCCTGGCGATCGTTCACATAATGTAAGTTCCATCGTACAAACTGCTACAGGTACTTACAACATCAACTTTGCTGATGCGATGAACGATACAAACTATGCCGTCATTGGTATCGCGAGTGGTACAAATGCCTTCCCAGGTGGTATCGTTAATTTACGAATCTCTGACAGAACAGTTAACGGATTCACGATGAGGGTGTATAATGGTATCCCCGCCCTTGAAGATCTTGGGGAATTGAGCATAATGACCCTCGGTGGACAGGACGGAGAACCTACATATATTTGAGCTTGACATCTTAGTCCTCCATGTTTACAATCTACTCAATGCCTGGCTGCGGATACTGCCGCCAGGTACAGCAGCTAATGGAGATCACAGAACAAAAGTTTGTGGTCTATACTCTAGATAAAGACTTTACAATCGAAGAATTTCAAAACGAATTTGACACAAAGTACTTCCCTCAGGTAGTTCACGGCGATAAAGTTATCGGAGGTGCTGCTGAAACAGTACAATATTTTAAAGAGAAGAATCTTGTCTGATGAATCACTAAATAATGACATCCACACAAATCGTGGAGTTGAGTTCATTCTCAATGGAGGTAAGAGGAAGGAACAACCAAAAACTTTCCAGTTGATGTTCGGAAAGATGGTTCGCTTCCTTAAACGGGAAGTGCATTTTTACTTTGAAATCTCACTGGACTTCAAGAAAGATAATCCCAAGGGAGCATAAGAAAATGCTGGCTGTCAGTTTAGTAGCAGGGTCGTTCTTAGTAATCGGTGCCCTGATCGTCGGTTGTATGTTAGGATGGGTACTCAGAGAATACATGATGTACCATCACGATCGGCAACCTCAACCACAGGGTCTGCATCCCGAGATGTATGATGAAGACGGAAACATTATTCCTGATTCTCTCATCGCCTTCCGTTTTGAAAATGATCTTGACGACGACGAAGATTAATTACTATTTGAAAAATCATGCCTAAATTGCCACCCCACCCGCTTCAATCTGAGATTATGCAAGCGGTCTCTAATGCTAAGACAAAAGCATCAAAGATCAAAATCTTGCAGGAGAATCGCTCTCCCGCATTGGTTGCCCTCTTTGTATGGAACTTTGATCCTAGCATTGAGAGTGCTCTTCCTGA